CGCCAACTCGGCTAATGCCTTGTTGACTGAAAAAGGAGCCGTCCCCTGGACTAAAGAGGAGCAGGCGAGCTTTGACAATATTGCAGATGAAATCGAAAGTCATCAAAAGCAGCTCAAGGCGATCGAGCGCTTGCGGGACCTGGAGGCCGATAAGTTTTTTAATACAGCAGCGAAACCGGTGAAGAGCGACGGTGAAGTGATTGGTGCAGTGCAGGCTGTGGCTCTCTATCTTCGTAATGGCAAGAACGTCACCAGTGAGCAAGCGGCTGCGATTCACAATGCCATGTCGACCACAACAGCAAGCGAGGGTGGTTACACGGTACCCTCAGAGGTCGAGGCCATGGTGATTGATCGCATGAAAGCTTTCGGTGGCATGCGTGAGGTCGCGCAACTTCTCTCGACTGCTAGCGGGTCACCACTTAACTACCCTTCGAGTGATGGCACCGAGGAAGAGGGTGAAATCGTTGCAGAAAATGCGATGGCTGGTGCGCAAGATGTGACCTTTGGCACCGTGGCTCTGAATCCCTTTAAGTACAGTTCAAAATCGGTCGCGTTACCGGTTGAGCTTATCCAGGACAGCGCAATCGATGTCGTGTCGTTTGTCGTTGATCGTCTGGCCACTCGTCTTGGTCGGATCACCAATAAGCATTACACAATTGGAAGCGGCTCGGCTCAGCCGTTTGGTTTAACCAACCGTGCCGAGGTGGGTAAGACAGGGGCTAAAGGTTCTGCTACCTCGGCCTCTTATGACGATCTGATGGACTTGATTCATTCGGTCAACTCAGCCTATCGCAAGAAGAACGCTCGCTTTATGTTTAGTGATTCGACTCTTTGCGTGTTGCGAAAGCTCAAAGATACGACCGGGCGCCCGATCTGGGGTCTGGGTGATATGCGCGAGGGTGTACCTGCAACGCTATGCGGCTATGGCTATACGGAAAACGATGATATGCCTGCAATGGCCGCCGGTGCCAAGGCAATCGCCTTTGGTGATTTTGGTAAGTTCATCATTCGCGATGTGGTGGGGTCTACCACGATGCGTCGTTTTGACGATTCGGCTTTCGCGTTAAAGGGGCAAGTTGGTTTCTGCGGCTGGATGCGCTCCGGCTCAAATCTGATTGACACGGTCGCTGTGAAATTGTTCGTTAACGGTGCGAGCTAAGTAATAGTTTTTCAATAGCCCATTTTGGATCGTGGGCTGTTGAAATTGTTCTTCAGGAAAAATAGATGAACTCAAAACAATCGCTTGTTCAAATTCAGAGAGTGCATTTTGTCCGTCCTTGATTATGTAAAGGCTTCCCTTAGAGGCGTTGAGGACGAAGATGACGCTTTGCTTCTGCGACTGATCGAGTCCGCTAGCCGTGAATGTGCACATTACATTTATGGCGAGGTGCCTGATTATGGGGTGATCGGAGCGGCGAAGAATCCAGTGAATATTCCGGAGTTGCTCAATGGCATAGTGATGGTTGTAGTGGCCGACTATGAAGGTGACCCAGACAGACGAGTGAAATCCTTGGAGGTTGCTAAGCGACTTTGGTTCACAAACCGTATCGATCTGGCTACTTAATGGCTTTGGGTCAGCTTCATCACAGAATTAAGATTCAGAAACGAAATCGCTCTCTGGATATGTATGGGCAACAACAAGACAGTTGGGAAGATTACCTGTCAGTCCGAGCAAATATACGACCAGTTTCGGGTATGGAAAAACTTGCTTCAATGTCTGTCGCAGCCACTCTAACCCATACGATTTTGGTTAGGTATCGAAAGGAATTCAGATTTCCATTGAAAGTTGCATCAATGCGAGTGCTGTTCGATGAGAGAGTCCTTGATATCGATTCAGTCAGAAATCTTGAAGAGCGTAATCGCTGGGCGGTCTTAAATTGCGTCGAAGGTTCTGTCGATGGTAACTAACCAGTTCGCGGTAGGCGGACTCGCTGAACTCGATCAGTTAATGAAGTCTTTGCCCGCGAAAATTGAGAAGAATGTTCTCAAAGGCGCGTTAAGGGCGGGTCAAAAGGTCATGCTGCAAGGTGCGAGGAATCATCTTAGCGAGGTCACCAAGCGCGACTCCGGTGCCCTAGAAAATAGCCTGAGAATCAGGTTTGCGAGAAGGGCTGAGCGGTTTGGCTGGGTCCGCTCGTATTTGGTGGCGGGGGATAAGTATGCATTCTATTCGCACATGGTCGAATTCGGTACTGCATCTTTTTACTCTGGCAAAGGTAAAACCGTAGGAGCACCATATGTCATTGCGCCTAAGGTCCAAAAGAGTCTGTTCTTTGGCGGCGTGGCGAAAGAGGCCGTCCTGCATCCTGGCATCAAGCCCAAGCCCTTTATGCGGCCGGCCATGGATGAGCAGGCCGAGAATTCACTCAAAGCGATGATTCAGTACATGCAAAAGAGAATTCCCAAAGAGTTACAAAAGGCTAAAGCGTGAGCGCCGAATTGATTGTTCATTCTCTGCTCGACAGGCCGAGCATTGTTGCCTTAGTTGGGGACAGACGCGCGCTTGTGCAATTGCCCCAGGGTTCTTCAATACCGGCAATTGTTTATAAGGTGGTCGATGTACGACCATACCCAAACGTTTCTTATCAAGTAGGGTCGCAGCGCTCGATAGCTCGAGTTCAGTTCAATCCTTTGGCAACATCGATTGCGATGGTTCAAACGATTCATGAGGTGCTTAAAAAAGAGTTTGATTTTTTGCATCACGTTAAGGTGGCAGAAAAGCTGTTGGTCTCGTGTCGAGTTGCTTTACGCGGGCCAGTTGATATAGATAACGAGACGGGGCTTTGGACGCAGCCTTATGACTATCTGCTTCAGTTCTCGGAGTGAGCGAGCCCAAGTATCTCCTCATTCTTTTTAATAAAAAGTTTTAAGTCGCAGTATCAAATTTCTCCCGCTCAGGCGGGATTTTTTATTTCTACAGGAGCTCAATATGTCAGGTGTACGCACCAGTGCTGGTACCACGCTAAAAGTGTCTGCCGCTAAACCCGCAACCTTTAATGCTGCAGGCTACGGTGCCTTAAAGTCTGAAATCGTAGGAGAGATTACCGACTTGGGCGAGTTCGGGCGCGAGTTCTCGTTAGTCACCCATCAACCGGTGGGTTCTCGTGGCACTCAAAAGTTCAAGGGATCTTTCAACGAGGGCTCCATGTCGCTATCACTAGGATTGGATATGTCCGACAAAGGCCAGATTCTAATGAAGGCGGCAAGTCTTTCTGACGCTGATTACTCCTTTACGGTGACCACTCAGAATGGCGCGCAATTCTTTTTTCAGGGCAAGGTGATGTCTTGGAAAGTGAACATTGGTTCAGTCGATCAGATCACAACTGCCTCAGTCACGCTTGAGCTCACAAGTTCTCCGAGTGGCGTTGGCATTGTTGAGAGCCCTGTAGCGGGCGCCTAACCCTTTCACAGCAACCATCCCGCGTCGTAGACCGTCGCGGCATCCCTCCCTCATTCTGAAGGATTTAAAAGTGCTCGATATTTCAAAATTTGCAGTTAGCCCAACCTCCACAATCAACCTGGAGGACGCCGAGGGCGATCAGCTCGTCAATGAAAAGGGCGAACCGATCTCGATCACCGTGTATGGTCCGGGCTCCAAGCAGTACCAAAAGGCGCAGGCCGTGCGCAATGGTGCCATTCTCGAATGCGTGCGTAAGGGGGGCAAAAAGTTGCGCGTTCAAGAACAGTTGATATTGGATGCTGAATTCTTGTCTGGCTGCACAGCCTCTTTCAATGGATTTGCCTACAAAGACTTGACGGGTGCCGAGATGTTCAAGGCGGTTTATCTCGATACGTCGATCGGTTTTATTGCTGAGCAGGTCAACAAGGCAATTGGTGACTGGGCAAATTTTACGAAAGGGTCAGTCAAGAACTGATCCTGTACGCACGGCAGTTGGGTTGGTTTCATTCTGTTCCAAAAATCAGCCCAAAGACGGGCTCTGTGACTCAGAGACCGGTCAATGCCGCGCCTATTTCCAGGCTTGAGTCGCTTCAGGCTAACGGGGGGACTCCGTTGTTTCCGGAAGTAGGTCAGGGCGAATACCTTCTTTCATACTGGTTTGAACTGGGTTTAACCACTACCAGTGGGATGGGGTTGTGTCCGCTTAGCTTTCAAGAGATCAAAGCCTTTAGCCAATGCCTTGGGGTCGAACTCCTTTCCTGGGAGTCGGTCACCCTGCGGCGAATGTCAGTCGAGTACCTCATGCAGTTAAGCGCAGGTGAAACGCCTGAGTGTCTACCACCCTATGGTGATCCAGTGAATCAGTTTGATCGTGAAATCGTGGAAAAGAAAATCTCGTCAGCGTTTCGAGCGCTGATTTCTGCAAGGGTTAGTTAATGGCTGCTGTTGGGCAACTCACGATTGAGATGGCCGCAAACGTTGCACGGCTGCGCACAGACATGGAGTCTGCACGCAAGACGGTGCACGGTGCGATGGATAGCATCAGTAAATCAGCGGCCACGGCCATGAAAGCGCTGGGTGCTTTGGGGCTCGCTGTTGCCGCCGTTTCTGCGATTAAGGGGTTTGCGGGTTTCGTTCAGGGCGCGATCGAGGCTGCCGACCAAGCGCACAAGCTTGGGCAAAAGACCGGTATCGCGACCTCTCAGGTGGCGGGACTGCAACTGGCCTTCAGGCAAGGCGGGGTTGAGGCGCAAAGCATGCAAAGTGCGCTCGCTAAGCTGTCTGTTGGTGTACTCAATGGCAACTCAGCCCTTAAAGCGATGGGTATTCAGACCCGAGATGCTCACGGTGAGTTGAAATCTACTCGCGAGATTCTTGGTCAGGTGGCCGAGAGGTTTGAAGGCTACTCGGACGGGGTGGCCAAGACGGCACTCGCCGTGGAGTTGTTTGGTAAGTCTGGCGCTGACTTGATTCCTGTCTTAAATGGTGGCGCGACCGGGTTAGACGAGTACGACCGGATGGCTGCAAAGTTCGGTCTGACCATTAGTGAGCAGACGGGTAAAAGCGCCGCTGCCTTTAATGACACGATCGATTTGATGGGGCAGGGTCTCACGGGTATTGGTTCACGTATTGCCGCGCAGCTATTGCCCACGCTTGAGTCTCTCGCTGGTAAGTTTTTTGAATCAATGACGGAAGGCGATCGCCTCAAAACAGTTTCAGACGTTCTGTCTGGCACCTTGAAAGGGCTTTACGCCGTTGCGCTCATCACAGCGGACGGCTTCAACATCCTGGGGACGTATTTCGGGGGCTACGCCAAAGCCTTTGGAGAGTTTGCTTCAGGCAACTTCTCCGCCGCTTGGGCTGCGATCGGTGAGACCGGCGATAAGGTTATCGCAATCGGTAAGAAATCAGTGTTGGATTTGACGGCAGTCTTTAAAGACGCAGGCGATCAGGCCGTGGCGACTTTGGCCAGAGTTGCGGCAGGCGTAAAGAACACGACGCCAGAAATTGGAACACTAGCAGACTCGGCCAGACAGTCAGCACTTGCGTACGACAAAATGCTGAAGTCAGCCGACGCGCTGCTTGCCTCGTTAAAGTTTGAAGCGCAGGCACTTGGCATGAGTAATGTTGAGAAAGAGACAGCCCTGGCTCTACAAAAGCTACTGAATACAGGGTTAAAAGAAGGGACGGCTGAATATAAAAAATACGCAGAGGCCGTTGTGTTTGCCGTACTTGAAAAAGAGCGAATGCAAAAGCTCGCCGAGCTCCGCAAAAAGGATTTAGAGGAGCGTAAGCGAGCCGAAGAAAAAGCGCTCGCTGAGCGCCTGAAGCGGGAGAAAGACTTTGCAGACGAGGTCAAGACCATTAATAACCAGATTGGCCAATCGCTGACTGATGCGTTGATGTCTGGTGGGCTCACGGCGCGAGACTTTCTCATCAATATGTTCAAGACGATGGTGTTGCGTCCGCTCTTGCAGCCGGTCATGGCAGGTGTAGTGGGGATGTTTACTTCGGGTGCAGCGAGTGCCCTGGGCTCAGCCGGAGCCGAAGGTGCTACGGGCGGCTCCATTACGGGTTCACTGGGTTTGTTAGGTGCGGCAAGTTCACTTAAAAGTGCCTACGGGATGCTGTCGGGAGGGTTTGCAGGTTTGGGCAAAACGGTTTCAGAGTTTGCGACCAGTGCGGGCGCATGGTTACAGAATGGTGCCGAGGCCGGCAGCCTGATGCGCGGTGCAGGTGTCTCACTGGCTGAGTCAGCAAGCTCACTTGGCTCTGCAGCCTCAGCACTTTCGGGTGCTGCGGCAGGCTTTGGCCTTGGCATGCTGATCTCTGGCGACAAAGCACTGGTGGGCGGAAAGCCAATGTACTCAGTAGGCGGGGGTGTGGCCGCGGGTGCAGCAATTGGCTCTGTTGTGCCGGTGATTGGCACCGCGGTTGGTGCGCTGGTGGGGGGGATTGTCGGCGGTCTAGCTAATCAGTTTGGTAAGGGGCCTAAAAAAATCACGGATGCTGGGCTTGTTGGTAGCTTGGGTGCAAACGGATCAAGCGTTTCAACCTATCGAGACTGGCAACAGAAGGGCGGTTGGTTCAGTAAAAGTGGGCGCGGCTCTGCCTTTTCTGCTGCCGATAGCAAACTTACCCGCCACATTGATCAGTCAATCGCCGCTTCAGCGGTTGCCGTCAAAAACTACGCTGAGGTTTTGGGGTTACCGGCCCGAGGTATCGCTGAATTCACGTTGCAGATCAAACGTAGCCTCAAAGATTTGAGTCCGGATGCCGCAGCCAAAGCTATCGAGGAACTCTTGGCAGCCTATGGAAACGGTCTGGCAGCGGCCGTTACGCCAGAGATTGGCCCCTTTCAGCGCGCAGGTGAAGAGGCAGGTGCAACGCTCTCAAGGCTCGGGCTCAGTCTTAAAACAGTGAATCAAGTTTTTGATACGCTGAACATTACGTTGATGGAGACCTCGTTACACAGCGCCGATGCCTCAAGCAAGCTGATCGATATGTTTGGCAGCGTGGATGCCTTCCTGAAATCCACTGATTATTACTATCAGAATTTTTATACCGAGCAGGAGCGCGCTACTAAAACGACCGAACAGCTGACCAAGGTGTTTTCGCAACTGGGGTTA